TTCTTCAGTTTTGACAAACTTTTGAACAACGCGCGCTTCTTGTTCATCGGAATAAGGCAGTTCGTACTTATAAAACATGTACAATATCTGCCTAATTGCTTTGACACATTTTGCGCTCGGAAACCGAAGGAGCACTCCGTCTTTTGACAGTACCCTGTTGAATAGTTCACCCAGAAACCTGGGCAACTTACTATCTTTCTGAGGTTTAAATCTCAGATCGACAGCGTTCAATGGAGTATCGCCAGATAGAGCCTTGTCAAAGGCCTTACCAAGACGGGGAAGCGTTTTCGTAAGAAAACTTATTCCTTCATGAGCTGACTGCCGCTTCACTCTTCGCAGAGTGTTACGGTAGGCAGTGTAGTTGAATACACATCCAAGCGACGTGTGAACGTCGTGGAGTGCAGCAGCGATGATTTCATTTTCATCTAGGCTCCTGTGTAGTGCCATAGTTTATACTTTGGTTACTATCCTAGAGCATGCAACACTACCACGATCTACATGGCAAACTAACTCACAATTGTATGTCTACAATCATAAGTAGAGGCCTTCTACCAACTATACCAAACGGCAAGAGAGCACCCTTTCGGGTCTATCAAGACGTGCTGATCCCCCTTACGGGAGAGGCGGTAGAGTTGTATGCTGGAACCCCTGTTGGGACTCCACCATTTGACTTGCCCACTACCTTCCAGATATCGCAATTCGATGCCGAATTCAAGTCTTGCGTACTTCGTCGGGTCCTCTTAACGAGGCCGATTGATGTACGGGACTTTGATCGACGAATCGAAGAGCCATGCTGGTCGGGACTGTGGGGGTCAACAGATTGGCCTATTCCTGTGTCGTAAACACTAAAGGGGTAGCGCTGGCCTATCAAGGCCAGCGCCGCCCTAGAGTGTCTATTCTAACAAATGTCTATCACGGTGTCACCACTGGGACTGACGAGAAATTCGTCATAACCTCAGAGGCTAAGCCGGAGGGAGGCACTTGAAGATCCGATACAGATAGTTTGAGATCCGTCATGCGACAAGCACTAAATGCCAGAGCTAGCAAAAAGAAGGCTAGAATAACAAGTAGTGTACCCGCTAGACGGGGACGGAGTTCCATAAGGTGGTTTATATTTCCGTAGGATTTTGCCTACAGACCACCGCTAAGGAGCTCCCGGGCACCGTTGCCAGTGCAATCGTAGAGCACAGTCGTACCTGCACCAGTTGTGGCGCAGAACGACATGAGCTCCGCGAGAACATTGGCCATTTCCGTATTCGCGGCTAGGGCGCCCACAGGGGCATCCAAGACGAGATACGCAGAAACGGTACAGGGCAACGTCGTATCGACGGTACTCATGACAGTCTTGTCAATGCGTACCACCGACCTTCGACGCATCTTCAACCCGGAACCCGTCTCCTGATGCGCAAGCTTCAGGCGATGGGCGAGAGCTGGAGATTCGTTAATTTTAGCGAACTCTGTACTTCGAGCGTCCTGCGACAGCCGCTGGAATTCAACTTCCACTGCTGCCGCGTCCTTGACTTCATTCGTGTTTAGTGTATTACTAAGCATGCGTGACCTCTATCTTAACTTACCAACAATTAGGTTACCGAGAGGGCAACCTATGGCGTTGACGTCTACGTCGTGTTATTAACAACGCGGCGCCAAGACTGAACTCCGTAGGGCTCAGCCCACTCATTGTGAATGAGTTATAGGACGGTAAACCAGCTTGACGGCGGTATGCCGTCTCTGTAACTACCGGCCTAATGATACATGTAGTGAAGAGAGGATGTTCGGGCCATGTCGGGTTGTTGCTCACAAGAGTTTCAACCTTGATAGTCCGGCTCCTCTTAATCGACCACAAGTACTGCAGTATGTTTATCTGCGGTTTCAGGTTCTCAACTTTGTAAGAGTCTAGCCAACGGCTTACGCCGAAAAACCAGTCTATTACAAATGACCAAGGGATAGCGTTCCAGATGATTGCCGGGTTCATGTTGATCCCGAAAGCATCCAGAAGCCCCCATAACTGCGCTTGCGCAGTTTGGAGTGCATCGTAATTGTATACGTACTGCACTTGAGCATGAAACGTGGTAGGTGAGTAACTAACAGTACGTTTGGACTCGTAGTAATTACAATCGTAGGTTAGACCAAGATCTCCAAGTGGTATTACCACTCCGAGAAGGTCTTCGCTACTACTGTCTTTAACTACGCGGTCTTCAACGTCCTGGTACTCTGTAAGTGTGCGGCGATAATGCCCCACTTGCAACTTACCAGCACGAGTAAGTAAGTCGTTCACACGACTATGTACTCGCGACAAAGCGGCATAAATGCCGTGAATGTCAGATATTAGAGGCTTGACGTTAAACTGCGCTTGCAGATATAAATCAGCATCTAATCGGTTCAGCTCCTTGATCTTAGATATAAACCCCGAGCCAAAGCTCGAGAAGAAATCTTT